TTGTTTCTGACCTTTCCGATAAAGCCAACAGTTCGGATGTTGTCGCTAAGACTGTGTTTACTACCAAGGGTGATCTTTTGTCTGCTAGTGCAGCGAGTACCCCTGTTCGTGTGGGTGTTGGAACTGACGGGTTTGTTCTTACTGCTGATACCGCTGAGGCTTCTGGTTTGAAGTGGGCGCTTGCTGCTGCTGGTGCTACTGGTGGCGGCACTAATCAGGCGTTTTATGAGAATGATGTTGCGGTGGACACGGACTACACGATTAGTACTTCTAAGAACGCGGGAACGTTTGGCCCCGTTAATATCGAATCAGGCGTAACGGTTACGGTTCCCAGCGGAAGCGTATGGACAATCGTATGAGCAATCAACATGAAATGAGCGTGGTCTAATAATGGGTAACGTAAGATTGTACGGTTCCACTTCGGGTTACACGGAACTCGCACCACCGGCTATCGCACCGGATGGTGTGTTGACGTTGCCGTCTGGTACGGGGACGTTGGCTACTGCTGCGTATGTTGATGCTGCCGGGCCAACGTGTCGCGTCTATCGTACATCCGCACTAAGTCACGCCACATCAGGTAGTTACATAGATTTTTCGTGGGATACGGAGTCATACGACACAAACTCTATGTGGGAAATTGGCACTCCAACCCGAATAATTATGCCCAAAGTTGGGATATACCAAGTCACTGGGACGGTTTCTTTTAGTGGTAATGCAACAGGAATCCGCGCTGCGCGGATTAAAAAAAATGGAGTAGTAGCCGGTTACGGAAATAGCGTACCCGGTTCCGCAGTGGTAAATTACCTAAACATCTCGGCTGTCATACAATCAACTGTCGTCACGGATTATATTGAGTTGGATGCTTACCAAGACTCAACCGCTTCTCTTGGGTATTATGTTGGGGATGCGGCGCTGAACCTCACGGTCGCATGGATTGGTTCCATCTAATGCCCCCCGTACTTGTTCAGGGTGACGGTGCAGTCACTGGTGTACTCGCTGTTGATACGCCACGGTATTCGAACGCGGTTGCGCGTGACGCTGCGGTGTCGTCAACGGTGGGGAAACTTGTGTTCATGGAGGATTCCAGTTTACTCTACATTTATGACGGTACCGATTGGGTGGTGGCTTAGTATGGCTGTGAGTATTGATGGTGCGGGTAGTGTCACTGGTTTGGATGCGGTGGATGTTCCCGTGTATGCGGATGCGGCTGCGAGGGACGAGGCTATTGCTTCACCGACTGCTGGGCAGATTGTGTTTGTTACGGGTACTGGTTCACTGGTGTATAACGGTACGGCGTGGGTTGCTCTTGGCGGGGTGACTCTTGCTAAAGGTGGCAACGAAATAAAGTTTATTGGTGACTACCTGTATCACATATTTACTACATCGGGAACCTTCGATATTTTATTCGGTGGTGACTTTGAGGTTCTTGCCGTTGGTGGAGGTGCAGGTGGGGCTAACGGACGAGGCGGTGGTGGAGGTGCGGGTGCTATTGAAGGGGCTTCATTTTTCCAGTCACAATACTTAAGTGTAGGTACTTACGCGGTTTCTGTTGGTGCTGGTGGTGCTGGTGCTGGTGCTGGTGGCCCCGGTTCTGGTGCTAATGGTGGTGGAGGTGGTTCTAGTATTTTTTCGGGTTTAGTAACCATTACTGCCTTGGGAGGGGGTGCTGGAGGTCATAACGGCGGTGGTGTAGGTGGTTCCGGTGGTGGTGGTGGTGGCGCGGGTGCTTTACCAAACAACGGTGCAGCATCTGGATCGAACACAAACATCGGTGGAACTGGGTCATCAGTAACGGCGGCGGGTGGTGGTGGCGGGGCTACTGGCTCCGGTGCCGACGCTGTTGCTTATGTCGCTGGTGGTGGCGGTGCCGGAAAAACAGTTACAGATATTAATGCTGATTTAACGGCAGCCAACTTTCCAACAACTTTAACGGGCTACCCAACAAAAAGATTTTCTGCCGGAGGCGGTGGCGGAAATTATTCCGGTAGGGTCGTTGGTGCTGGTGGAACGGGTGGTGGTGGAATAGGAAATAGCACGAATTTAGGCGTAGGTGGTTCCGCAGTTTCATACGGTTCCGGCGGCGGTGGAGGTTCTATGGGAAACGGTGGACAACTTTACGCGGGTGGCCCCGGATTCGCTGGAATAATTATTGTGAGGTACAGGTATGTCTAAAAAAATGGCTGTTTTCAATGATTCTGGGCTTGTGGTAAACGTGATTATTTGCGAGGACACTGAACCTGAAACTGAAACTAATATTGTTTACACGGATGACAACCCTGCTTATATTGGTGGTGACCGCGTTGATGGGTACTTCTATTCACCGCAACCGTTCTCGTCATGGACTCGAAACCAAGGTTTATGGAACCCTCCCGCTCCGATGCCGGACGGATATTACCTATGGAATGAAGAATCACTGGCGTGGGAATCATACGAATTCGATCCCAACTGATGAGTTTCATTACCCTATCAGGCTTACCGCGAACAGGTAGCACTTTGCTCTCTGCGATCCTTGACCAAAACCCTGAGATTCATGCCGAAGGTAACAGCGCGGTGTGCCAACTCATGTGGGACATGCAACAGTCATGCGTAACCAACTCCGCTGAACAGTTACAGGCAAACCACCGTCAAGGTACACAGGATGATCTTGTTCGGGCTATCCCCGCGATCTATTACAAAGACGCAAACGCAACGCACATAGTTGATAAGTGCCGGTCGTGGACGTTGCCGGACAACATGGCAATGCTGAAAAGGTACGTCCGTGATGACCCTAAAGTTATTGTCCTGACTCGTCCTATTGACGAGATCGCAGAGTCATTTGTCAAACTTCGGGAGCGTAACAACTGGCAGGGTGATCTTTCCGCTGGGCTGCTAGAAGCCGGGAGCGAACCAATCATGCGCTCCCTTGCCGGTGTGCAATGGGCACAAGCAAACAACCACGGCGAGTTCTTATTCATTGAATACGCTGATCTAATCAAGTCCACAAACGAAGTGGTTGATTCAATCTACAAGTTTTGCGACATCGAACCTTACGCCCATGACTTCACTAAGGTCATTAACAACCACCCAGAGAATGATTCCGTCTATGGGCTTATCGGTCAGCACGACATACGATCAAAGATTGGAACACGATAATGAGTACATTAAAAACAACTCAACTTCAACATCCTGATGCTGCTTCACCGAACATTGTTTTGGCCGCTGACGGTGGTGTGACTATTGATGGCGGTACGACGATCAACGACCTGACTTCTAGCGGTTTGTTTATCACCTCAGAACCCACAACCGATTACACAATCACAACCAATGTACTCACTCTCGATCTTAATAACGGCAACGTGGCCTATGTCTCAACTGCACCAACGGCAAACTTCACACTCGATGTCACTAACGCTCCCACGACTGATGGTAAGGCGATCACGATCGTTCTCTTCGTGGTTCAAGGCGCGACAGGATACATTCCTAGCGCATTGCAGGTTGCTGCTGCGGGGCAGACAATCAAGTGGCAGGGTGGTACTGCTCCTACACCGACAAGCACGTCGGGGAAGATTGACGCTTTCTCATTCACGCTGATTCGTCGTTCCGCTGCGTGGACGGTTCTTGGCTCGGCATTGTTGGCTTTCTAATGCCACGCAGGGGTAGTATTACGGGACTGTTTTCACCGATGTCTGGGTTGGGGCGTAAAAGGTTTAATAATGCTACGGGTGGAACGGTTACAACTGTTTCTAATTACAACGGTACGGGGCAAACGTGGCGGATTCACACTTTTACAGGTAACGGCACTTTTACGACCACTGTTGTTGAAAATCCGTTTCGCTTTTTGTTGGTCGGTGGGGGTGGTGCGGCAGCACGCCCTTTTGGTAACAATGCGCAAGGTTTCACAGGCGGCGGAGGCGGCTCTGGCGGTGTTTTAGAGTTTCTTGATGAGCAACTTGTACTGGGGCCTCTAGCAGTTACGGTGGGAGGGGGCGCTGGTGGTAGTGGCAATAATGACGGTAATGGTTATCGCGGGGGAAGCGGAGGAGGTTCTTCCTTTTCGAGTAGGACTGTGAGTGGTGGTGGTGGTGGCGGGAACGGTAGCGCCTCTCAAGCACCCGGTGGTTCTGGTGGATCATCTGGTGGCGGTGGTGGTTGGGCTAACAATGTGACTGGCGGCGGTGGAGGAACTCTCGGTCAAGGAACAAACGGAGGTAGCGGTGGCGGGCAAAGCGGTAACGGTGGAAATGGTGGAGGAGCAGGAGATGGGTCTAGTACTGCCCACACAACTGCCGGGCGAGTTTCAACGATCACAGGATCTTCACTGACATACGCGCAAACATATGGTGGAATCGGTGGCGGTGGGAATAGTCCAACTAGGTACAACACAACTGCCGTATCCGGTAGGGCAGGCATAGTCATCATCGCTTACAGGATTATCTAATGAACACTGGAGAAATCTTAACCCTCGCATGGATGGCGATTGTGATAACCCTCGCTACTGGTGGCTCGCTGGTTTGCCTGATGATACTTCAGGCGAGAGAACGTGCCGATCAAGCCAACCGAGCAGTTCGCGTATTCGCAGCGATGCATCCTGAAGCAGAGCGACGCTACCGGCAGGCAAGGCCATGAGTCCCGGCGTGAACCACGCACCAATCCGCAGTGTGCAATACAACTGGCAGGACGGCAAGTGGATCGAACAGAATCGTGTCCCGCGTGAATACGGTTGGGTTCCGAACACGATTATTCGAGTTCGAGTTACGTGACGGTTCACGGTTTTAACGTTCTTCACCCCTTTACCGAACCACCAAATATTCCCGTTAAGCATTGGAGGTTATGGGATGTTGGTGTTACATGGAAAGACATTAACCCTGAAAAGGGGGTGTGGAATTATGACAGGCTAGACATGTTAGTGTCTCTCGCTGAGCGACAGGGAGCTGATATTTGTTTAGTTTTGGGGATGACTCCCCGTTGGGCAGCAAAGGATCCGAATGCCCCACATTTTGCTCCTTGGATCGGTCCTGGCTCAAACTCCCCTCCGTATGACTTGAAACTGTTTGAAGAGTACGTTATACACACAGTAAATCGTTACCGAGGACGAATCAAGTACTATCAAATTTGGAATGAACCTCAGTTGGCAGATTTCTGGTACCCCTACTCAGACATTAAAATTCTTGGGAAAATGACAACATCTGCCTATTATCTTATTAAACGTATAGATATCAATGCCCAAGTTGTGGCTGCACCTGTTCTTCTACGACCTTCTTCAGGAGGTATTAGACGAGGATTAAAATATTTATACGTCCTTAAGAGAAATAAATGGCCCGTAGATATTTTTGCTGCACATACTTATCCAGAACAGAATAAAAATCCAAAACGTTTTAGACGTATGGTTTTACAATGGAAAGCTGGGCTTAAAATTATTAAGGCACCCAAAAGACCACTGTGGATTACAGAGATGAATTACAACCTTCACCACGGTCGAATTCCCTACAGTAGAGTAGAGCCTTATATAAAACTCACTAATCAATATGCTAAAGATCTAGGCATATCTAGAATTTACTGGTACGCATGGGGAGAACACAGCAGCCCAAATTTATTTGGATTAAAGTTTGTAGACGGATCTTCTGCTACAAAAGAAATTACTAAATATCTTTAATTTCTAAGGTTTATGGGGTAGGATGGAATCCCCTACATAAGGAAGTAATGACAGAATTAAGAAACCTCAATAATATTGTTGTAGTTGGCGGGGGCACCGCTGGCTGGATGAGTGCACTTTATGTTAAAAGGATCTTACCTAAAGCTAATGTAACTGTAGTAGAGTCCGAAGATATTGGAATCCTAGGAGCGGGAGAAGGAACAACTCCAAACTTTGTGTACTTTACAGACATGCTTGACATTCCTATAACTCGACTTATATCCGAAGCGGATGTGACATTTAAGAACGGAATCAAGTTTACAAATTGGAACGGGGATGGCACGCACTACTATCATGGGTTTGATTCTGTTGCTGACCTAAGTCTTTCGGCACTTCAGACTTCACATTTTCTGCCGAACAGCAGTCTTGCTGTAGCTATTTCTCAAAATGATGGAACTTCAGTAGAAGACATCAATTTTGTAACAGCAATTAGTGAAGAACTAAAAGCTCCTTTTGTCTATGCCCCAAAACCTTCAGATATTGAAGAACAAAAAAAAATAAACCCTATCCTTAATTTTAATCAACTTTCGTACTTTGGAGTTCACTTTAATGCAGCTAAGGTAGCAACATCACTTCGAGGTATTGCTGAAGAGCGGGGGATAAAAAGAGTTGAAGGCGTAGTCTCCAGTGTAGAGAAAGACTCGTACGGAGATGTTTCTGCACTCGTTATGGAAGATGGAAGTTCTATATCTACCGACTTCCTGTTCGACTGCACAGGATTTGCCAGAAAGTTTATTGGCAAAGAATTTAAATCCGAGTGGAAGTCGCACTCAGATACGCTCCCCGTAGACTCTGCTATTCCATTTTTTGTAGAGCATGACGGCTCTAGCATTCCTCCGTACACAGAAGCAATTGCTATGGACTACGGCTGGGTATGGAAGATCCCGACTCAGGATCGTTTTGGTTCTGGATACGTATTTGACTCTGATTTAATTTCTGAAGACCGAGCCAAAGCAGAGTTAGACAAGTTGGTCGGATACGAAGTTGACTCTCCAAGAACACTAAAGTTTGATGCCGGGTACTACAAAGAGGCGTGGATAAATAACTGTATAGCAGTGGGACTGTCATCTGCGTTTATTGAGCCATTAGAGGCGACGTCCTTATGGACTACAGCAACTACCCTGCAAAACGCTCTAGGAAACCCAGACCACATGCGTAGCAGAAATCCTAAAATTGCTGAAGAGTTTAATAAAAAATTCCGAGACATGCATGAGCAGGTTGTTGATTTTGTTTACTTCCACTACATGGGTCAAAGATCCGATACAGAGTTTTGGACTAAATTTAAAGATCTAGACAATGCTCCTGAGTTTGTAAAGAATATGTTGGAAACTTGGCAGTACCGAATTCCGGAGTTTAAAGATTTTCAAGGAAAAATGTTTCAGTTTGACAGTTGGATTTCTGTTGCTTCTGGTTTAGGAAAATTAAACAGAGATTTATATAAAAGAACTTTTGCCTCTGCTGAGCTGAAGGATACGACAATGGGCGCGTATCAAGAAATAAAACGTCGTCACAAGGAAGCGTCTTTTGTTTGCGTAGATCATGCAAACTTTCTTAAAGAGCTTAAATCGTAGCTATGAAGTTTTCGACTGCTTGGGTACATTCCTTAGGAACCATGAAGAATAAAGAGTATTGGAATAGACCAAATACTGTTGAATTTTTTGCTTTTGTAGCTAAGGCAGTAATTATTGTTCCAGGACTTCTCTTTGATGTTCAAGTGTGGTGGCTATACGTTATTGCATTAGCTACAAGTGTCATGATAATATGGTCATCAACAGTAAAGACTATCCCAACTCTTATTTGGTTTAACATTTTATGGATTATTCTGGCAGTGACCGCTATTGCCAAGAATTTTTTGTAATGACATGGAGGAAAAAATGAAAATAGCAATTTACACAATAGCTCTTAATGAAGAGCAATTTGTGCAGGAGTGGTATGAATCTGCTAAAGAAGCAGACTATCTACTCATTGCTGACACAGGATCGACGGATGGAACAGTAGAGCTCGCTGAGAGCCTAGGAATCAATGTTGTAAAAGTTCTTGTAAAGCCTTGGAGATTTGATACGGCAAGAAACGCTGCTCTTGCCACTCTCCCAGCAGATATTGACTACTGCATTGCTCTTGATATGGACGAAGTAATTCTTCCAGGATGGCGCACTGAGCTTGAGTCCGCCATTGAACAGAAATGGACTCGTCCACGATATCAGTACACATGGAACTGGAAGGAAGATGGATCTCCTGGACTCCAGTACGGCGGAGACAAGATCCATACGCGCTTTGGATATCGGTGGAAGCACCCAGTACATGAAGTTGCAGTATCTTACGGAGGCTTTGAAGAGGTTCAAGGGTGGGTTGGCCTTGAAATCCATCATCACGCAGACAATACAAAGCCACGGAGCCAGTACCTCCCTCTCCTCAAGATTGCCGTTGACGAGGATCCGTATGACGATAGAAATGCTTTCTACTACGCTAGGGAGCTTTACTTCTACCATCAATATGAAGAGGCAGCCAAAGAATTTAAGCGTCACCTAAGCCTCCCACGAGCCATTTGGCCACCGGAAAGAGCCGCTTCTATGCGGTATCTAGGCAAAATAGAGACTCAAAACGCTGAGCATTGGTTCCATAAGGCTATAGAGCAGGCTCCCGGTCGTAGGGAGCCCTGGGTAGACCTAGCAAACTACTACTACCAACAAGAAAATTGGGAAGAGTGCATGTTGGCAGCAGAAAATGCTCTTAAAATTGAAGAAAAGCCACTTGAGTACCTCTGTGAAGCAGACGCTTGGGGTTATGCACCCTATGACTATGCTGCAATCGCTTCTTCCAAGCTAAATCTCTATCAAAAGGCTTTAAATTACGGTACTAAGGCTGTTGAGGCTCTTCCTGAAGATCAACGTCTTCTGAAGAATCTTGTGTATTATCGTAAGTCGGTTTCTTCCGCTTCTGAGAGTTCTGACGTTCAGATAAGTGATATGTAACCGCATTTGCGCTAGTTCTGCTTCTCCAAGCAAAACCACACTCTTCACAGGTAACAACCTTTGCGGTAGTCCATCTGCCTCCTCCAGGGAGTTTCTCCACGGACACAGAAAGTTTATCTGGTCTAGCAGAACAGTAGGGGCACTTAGGTGGACGTTTTCGTTTAACTTCTTCACCTTTAAATGACACTGATAGTGTCCTGCGAAGTTCAAACTCATCTATTCCTCCCCAGACCCCCCAAATCTGTCGATGTTCTAAAGCCCACTGGAGACAGTCAGAACGTACAGGGCATAAGAAACATAGGTTTTTTACTTCATGTTTTTGCGAGATTTTGTCTGAAAAAAAGTTCTCTATAAGATTCTTATTTTCAGGTTTGGCGCACTCGGCATTTCGTTGCCAGTTGAGGTTTTTAGAAGGTTTCCACACTGATATATTCTACACTATTTTAGTTTAAGATTAAACAAAACAGATTTAACTAGGGCTGAGCTCTATCCACGTAGCCTGGGAGATGAACTCTGCTTCATCCCCATCTTCGGTCTCTCCAATTTCATTAGTTACCACAGGAAATTTTTCTTCGTCTACAAATCCAATGTAACCCTGAGACGCAATAGAAGTTTCTAAGGATCTAAAACTGTCTGAAAGAGAGTCAAATACTCCGTCTCTTTGCAGGCAAGATGCTAGTGCTCTTCTAACTATTTCATTAGTTATATCTACTTCGTCATATGTTACATAGATAATATTACTGTCTTTTTGAAGGTAAAAACCTTCTCCGATCCATTCCTCCCAAAGAGACTCACCAGCTCTATTGTCTTTCAATCAAGATCATCCCCTAAATCAAACTGAGGGAGTTCTATCTCAAACTTATCAGTTCCATCGTCATCAAAAAGGACATCACTGGGATCTTTAAATTCATAAATACCACTAATGGTTATTCCACCGCACATACAACAAACTTCCACGGACCCACTATTAATCTTAATAGGTACATCAACTCCGACAAGTCTCATCATAACGCTGCCGGTGTTGTCCATGCTTTCTGGCTGCCATCTAACATGGTCAACAAGATAGCAAGACTCGCACACAGCCATTGCGACAACCAACCCAGATTTCTTTTCCACAGTCTAATTCTACACTTTTTATTTACTATGGAAGGAGTTGAATAGAGGTGTCTCTACTATCTACGCGCCTACGTTTTCTTCGTATGCTATTTCTTTGCAGAGGGGTAAGACCACCCCATACACCCCAACGCTCACGATTAATGCCCCATTCGGCGCAATCAAAGACATGCTCACACCCCTTACATATTAGAGCAGCCTTAGCTTGTTCGCCATTTACAATTGCTCTATCTTCCTCGTTTGTATCATCTTTATAGAAGAGCTCTACTCCAATCTCAGCGCATAGTGGTTTTTGAAACTCCCAAGGAGGTCGTAAAGCCATCAGCCAGTTTTTCCGACTTCGTAACCGCAGCCTGCGTACCCTGCGATGTCAATCCATGTATCAGGTTGATATCCCGTTTTTGCGGCGTAGCGTGCCATTTTTAAGGCGACCATACACATTGCCACGTCTTCTTCCGTAACTTCAACATTTAAAACTACAGACCATATTCGAGCAATTCTTCTAAAATTTTCTGACGGTGGTCCGTACTGTACGTTTCTTTCTGAGTTAATAAGCCGTGCTGCCTCTCTCAACGCTTCTACTCTGAGAGGCGTGATGGGAGCGTCGGGTGATGCTTCAGGTACTGATTTATCTTCTGTACTCATATTTTTATCCTCGCTATTACTTCAGCTTTGTAAGCAAAGTCTGCGCCCATGTCGTCATCTCTGGTGACAAAAAGTTCATACCTTGCTTTATGGTAGACATCTTCAACAGGAATAACAAGAAGAGATGCTATTTCGTCTTCTGCTTTTTCTACGAGTTCTTCAAAATTGTCTCCAAAAACATATACTTTTAATGTTGTAATAGAGCTCATGAGGGGATCAGTTTCTCTAAATCATGGGGTGAGTAGTGCGTGCCGTCTAAAATAGGTTCCCTACTGTCTATCGACTTACAGACAATATCTCCGTATCTAATCCCAACGATCCTGCAAACTCTTCCATTATGACGTTCTCCTGCAGTACCTTTAAAGCCGTCCGTTTTTACTCGAACAATGTCCGCAACTTTGAGTTGACCAGGCTGGGCCTCAACCCAGGTTCCGTCTAGTGGAGCTTTTTCTTCTGCTATAGCATGTCCAAGAGCCAGTTTGCTAAATACTTCAACAGTCTCTTGAGCAGATTTTTCAGTGTGATTCATTGTATCCCACACTTCAAGAAGTCTAAGAACAGAAGTCCCAGCATCTTGTTTGACTTTTGCTTTTGTCATTTGATCTCTAACCCAGTCGAAATTAATGTCAGCCATTATCCCTCTTAATCTGTAAGTGTTCTCGTGAGCAAGTCTACTGAGTCTTGCCATGAATGTAAAGCGCTGGTGTATGACTCAGCCTGTTCTTGAGAAAGGTTTTTTCTTTCTATCTGCGTCATTTCTTCTATTGATCCTGGAAGTACTGTCCACGAATCTCCAAGGATGGAACTAAGAAGCCAGTCAGTAACAACTGGTACTCCTACATGCAATGCTTGGGATATAGCGGGAGTCCACCACGGATCATTATTTCTATAAACACTTGCCATACAACCTATAGAATTCGATAGCAGTTTTAAAGCCTCTTCTGAGTATTCTCGACGAGATGTTTTTAGAGATACAACAGGTAAACTAACAAGATTTTCTTGTTGCTTAATCCAACGAGAGTTAATCTCATCTGCTGCCCAAAAGGGCGACTCAACAGACGGTGCAATTGTACTTGAAGATTCAATTAACTTTCTGTCAAAACAAAGACCTACTAAATTTTCCGGACTGGACATAGGAATATAGTTTGATACAGAATCATAAGACATCCACGGAAGGCTAGGATAGTAAGTAATTGGCCACTTTTGATTACGCAATAACTGTACCCCGCTGTAGATGCGATCAAAAACTATACCATCTTTAGCCTTACGATACTCACTTCGTTTGGAATAAAAGTCTTTTGTCAAATCTTCTGGCTTGTTCTGAATTGCCGTGAGCCCTGCCCAGATCCGTCTAGGCTCTGGTGCATCTACCAAAAGTCTGAGATTTCCAATATCCCACGCATGGCTGATAACAGAAAGCGATCCATAGATCCTGTGAGCAGCCGTACTTGTGGGAGGAGCAACACCAACAATTACGGTATCAAACTCAGCTAGATACTCCTGTGACATTGACACGGAAGGCTCCACCCAAGTCACATTGTGCTGACCTGATAAAAGAGCTTTATTAATAAGCCCAGGAAAAGTAATTGTTCTGGAGTTCTTTGCTGTAGACACATGTGCTGCAGTAGATCCAGTTAAAAGTATATTCATAGTTCCTCCGTGTAAAAAGCCAGCCTACCGTCTACATAAAGTAGACGGCAGACTGGCAGTGATCCTTAAAAAGGAGCAGCAGGTGCTGTTGTTGATTCAGCAACAGGTGCAGGTGCAGGTGCAGGTGCTGGTGCTGGTGCAGGTGCAGGTGCTGGTGCAGGTGCTGGTGATGGAGCCGGTGCAGCAGCAGCAGCTGCTGTAAAAGTACCGGAAGCAGCGTCACGTAGTGGGTAGTACGACTTGATTTCGTTTTTCTTCTCGCCTTGCCATACGCGAGATCCTACCTTTGCACGGAACTTACGTCCCATAAGTGCTGACTCAATCTGAGCGTTACTTGGTGCAGCTGCAAAGTAGTCTTGATTTAATCCAAGTGCAGCCATCTTGCTAAAGAAAATGCCAAGAGCCGTAGAGTTACTTGTAGTAACTACAAGGTTATCCCAGACACGGCGCTTTGCGTGTGGCCCAGTCTGCACTTCTGCAGTTACACAAAACATAGACTTCCCTGACTGTGAAGTTTTAGCAGTGCTTTCAATGATTGACATGTCGTAGTCACCATCTGGAAGGGCCTCGTAAGACGTGACCTCTCCTGCTTCTTTGATTAGGTCTCCCCAGTTTAGAGTACTCATGTTGTTACCTCTTTCTTAGCTGATTTACTTGCATTGATGGTGGTGGATTGTTTCTCTCCAAAGACAAGGTCAAGCATTCTTTCAATAGAAAGATTCTCCTGCTCAACTATCTCTCCGAGTCTCCCTTGAACACGCTCCCCAGCTTCATATTGAGAAGTGCGTTCTACATACATTCGCCGTACCTTATATGGCGCTTGCATTGGGTCTGGATTGGCAATCTGTTCAACCGTAAGGGCTCCCAGAATGTCATAGAAGTATGGCGCTTGGATAGCAAGCTGACCTTGTAAGTAGGGACGCATACGTCCATCCTGTCCTGGTCGAGCCATTGCAGTCAAGACTACTGCTTCTAGTGGGTTTGTCGGGTGCATGGTCAAATCTCGCAGATCACGAAGAAGGCCACCCATGTGACGAAGAAGTTCGCCCCATTGTTGCATCTTCATTTGTTCGCTTCCTGCAATGTTGTCAATGCACTTAACTTGTAGTTCAGAGATTGAGTCAATAATCAAACTCTTGAACTGGTGCTTTCCTGCCTGTAGCCACTGGTACGCCTTGAGGACTGTGTCGTAGTTGTGTACAACTACTACACATGTGTCCCATGTACCATCAGCAACTGGAGGTTCTTCTCTTAACGGGTCCCAGTACTTAATGATGATGGGAAGAAAGCGGTGACCGCCCTCAACATCAAGCATTAATCGTGGGTATGGAGCCGTGACAGCAAAGCTAGATTTACCTACCTTTGACTCTCCGTACACCATAGCCGTGAGAGACCGTTGAATTTCACTCATACGTTACTCACTTCCTTTTTTTGATTCGTAGTATGCGTAAGGATCTGACTCTTCAAACATTTCACTTAGTGCTTGTTCCGCTGAACTTCCGTCATCGAACATAGTGCATATAGTGAAGAATTGACATTTCCATTTGCAATCCCTAGTTGGTGTTGGATATGCCACGAGTGAGTGACTTTCTCCATCATCAAGGGCCTTCCGCACTCTCATAAGGTCCATAATCACACCGTGAATACGGTTCCAAAATGATCGTAACGTGAAGATATTGTGGCGGACTTCTATTTGATCGTAGAAGGGTGGTTTAGCGCTCGCCGTGCGCTTTACTTTTTTCAGCATTGTAAATATTCCACCTTCTGATCTGCTGGTCTCATCTTCTTTCTGAGATTCCAACAACATGTAGGTGAGAACCTGCTCATTCATTGGAGCAAGATTTGCAAAGTCTGAGAGTGAACCCCCAACGGTTTTAAAATCGCGGAACATCCGGACTCCGTCAATCTTTCGACGAACGCGCATATCAAGTTTTCCTTGCAGTTCAACGTCACCGTTAAATAGTGGCACTGAGATTTTTTCTTCAGTAGAAACAATCTCTAGTTCAGAATCAATACCTTCTTCTGCTATCCACTGCAGGTAGCCTTCTAACATAATGCGCCCAAGCTCCGCTTCTGTATCAAGCCCTGTTGTATCGCGGAAGTCTGCATCCATAAGAGCGCGGTCATCTTTTACTAAATCTGAGTGCGCCTTGAGCAGAGGAGTCCCTAGAGCATAATATTGATCTAAAGCTTCGTGAATACGGGAACCAAGAGCTAGAGGACCCGTGAAGGATCTGCTTTTAGGTTGCATACGTCGATAATAAACAAGCCACCACTTTCTTCTGCATTCCTTGAATGTTTGTATCTCTGAGTTAGAAATTCTAACTGTCATTACTTTCCCGCCTTATCGTCTTTGAGTAGTTGCATAAGTCTGTCTTTATCTCGAACAATTTGTTCAAAATTATCTGCCTTGGTTCCAAGTACTTCTATGACTCTCTCTTCCACGGAACCTTCTGTTACATAGTCTGTGATAATAATAGAGTCATGAATTTCTGATCCAATTCTATGAACTCTATCTAGAGCCTGTTTGTAGTCAACTAATGACCAAGGACGTTGTAGCATAACTAATCTTCGAGCAGCAGTCAAGGTAACACCAACACCGCCAGCCTGAGCAGTGAATAAGATCCACTTTATGCGACCACTCTGAAAATCATCAATAGCTTTTTGTCTACCATCTTCACTAATAGCTCCAGTAATAAGACCGTGATCAATTCCTGCTCTAGTTAAGTCCGCGCTTAGTAGTTCAATTAACTGACGAGATACAGCACATACTGCTACAGAATCTTCACCAAAATCTCCACTTTTTATGTCAGTCATAAGAGCATCAACTTTGCAAGACGGCTCAGAAAGTATGGCTTTAGGTTCTCCAGTACTTTCATCAATAACAAGTTCTGCATATGATGATGAGAACTGAAGAAGTCTTAATGTTTGAGTAAGAATACTTGGGGCAGATATAACTTCTCCAGACTCCAGTTCAGCCAGCATATGATCTCTCATTTGAGAATATGCTTTCTTCTGTTTTACACCCATCTCAACATCACGGCGGTCGTTGATAACTTCGGGAAGCCACGGAAGTACGGATTTTTTAAGCATACGTCTCATGTGAGGATTAACAGTTTTGTAGAACTCTTCTTCCATATGCGGCTTTACCCCTATAACCATCATTCCTCCGAAAGCGTTCATCATTGTGTCAATGTTTCGATCAATCCACTTTGTCTTACTCGGCCAATCTTGCGGACTGAGCCAGTGAAGAATTGCCCATAGATCGACAACATTGTTGGCAATAGGAGTACCTGTCAATGCAAATCGAATATCTGCGTCCCCTGTAGCAGCCCATAGAGCGCGTGTCTGCTTGCTCTTCGGCTCTTTAGATCTATGAATCTCATCCGCTACAACAGCCTTAAAATCAATTTGATTAAGTTCGCCCCTATGCACTTCACATCGTGTCGTAGAGACTTTCTCATCTTCTCCACCACATGCAATACATCTAGTAAGTGCAACGGACCCAAAAGGAGCCAAGCGAGAGTGTGAACGCAGTGACTCCCAATTGATCACAAAGACATCAACTTCAGTCTCGTCAAACTGCTTTTTACGTTTTGCTGCAGAACCCTTAATAACTTGAGTCCGGACTCCCGGCCACCACATTTCAAATTCTCGCGCCCAGTTCTTTTTCAAAGTGTTCGGGCAAACAATAAGAGCAGGGAAAACATCTTCCCCGTTCTCCTTCATAGCTTTGAGAGCACGAATTGCTTGTGCGGTTTTGCCAAGTCCTGGTTCGTCGGCAAGAAGAGCCCTACGTGCTGTAGATAGAAAGGCTACTCCTGCCCTTTGATGGGGGAAAAGATCTTCATCTCCATCGTAAGTTTCTAGTCCCCGAAGGGCCATTGCAGGAGTTATTCGAGTATTGAGATAGTGAAACGCCCAGTCCTCTAAGTTAGGTTGAATGAGAAGATCGTCTCTGAAAGTAGATCTCAAAGCTAGACAAGAGCTCCAACTTAGAGGAACTCTCCATACACCCTCGTCTTTGTTCCATGAAGATCCTGGAATGCTTTTGCATAGTTCTTTCCATCGCCACTCGGCTGTAATTTTAATATGTTTACCGTTTGAATCTAAATCTACGATAACTGCCACTCTGTCTCCTTCGTCTCTATGTCTTAGATACTATCACGGAATGAAATAAAAATCAATTATCTGCTGTAAGTAACTTTACAGGATGCCATCCAGCCTTAACAAGTCGAAGCAGTCCATGCCGTATTGCGTCATTAGCGTGCCCCTCACCGCCCTTGTGCCACAATTCTAGCGTTTTCAGCGCAGGGTTAGGGAACATATTTTTGGCGTTCACAGGGGCTTGAAATGCGATATTTAGGGGGTCGTAGCCTGATCGACGGCATATGTGTTTTAACACGCCAATATTCTCTAAACTCCAAGGAGCCTGAGATTTTTTAGCGGTTTGAGCGTTAATAGTAAATGACTCACATGCCACAAGAAACGTACCGTATTGAGATGAAAAGGATTCAAAAGCCTTCTCAATTTCGTCTGCGTACACATCAGGCTGGACCTCCATAGATGTCAGAATTACGGGTTCTAATCCTGTTTCCCATGAAATAACAGCAATTCCTGAGGCTTTTCCAGGATCTACAGATAAAACCGTAACTTTACTCATATTTCTGCCCCCAGTTCTCAAAAGGACCATCAACTCCAGCAGTAAGAGGCACAGACCAGCCTTCAGAGGTAGTCATGCACTTTTTTACAGTCTCCATAACCTCTTTTACATCCTTTCGTGGGGCTTGCATCACGATTTCATCGTGGACTGGGACAATAAGAAGTTCTGTTAAGTCTGCTTGATCAAGTTTGATTAAGTTCATCTTAAAAATCTCTGCTGCACTGGACTGCACAAGGTAATTGGTAAGTGAATACACACGATCATCGTCGCACGGGAGTCGTCTACCAGTTTTAGTGAGGACGTACCCCTGTCCTTCACTTTGTAGTCTCCTTGTGCCAACATTTTCAATTTCTTGTTGAAGTCTTTTCACTCCGGGGTACGAACGATCAAATGCGTCTACCACGGACTTCATTTGCTCCTCAGGTACTCCTGCTGTGACTGCCATTTTTGCTACACCTGCTCCGTAGAGCTTGCCGTAGA